GGCGGTACGCCAAAGGCAAACCAGCAAGCGGCAATGCTGCAGCTCCAACAGGCGCTCGCGAGCGGACGTTTGCAGGGCGATGAGTTCCGCTCCATCACAGAGAACGCGCCGATTTTGCAGGACATGATCGCCAAAACGATGGGCATCACGCGCGGCGAACTCAAGAAACTCTCGACAGAGGGCAAGATCACGTCGGACATCATCAAGAGATCCATCCTTGACAACATGGACGAGATCAACGGGCGATTCGAGCAGATGCCCAAGAAGTGGGGCGACCATTTCACAGATTTGAAAAACTATGCCTTGAAAAAGCTGAATCCCATTTCAGACGCGATCGGGAACCTCGCGAATAGTGCGGAGGTGAAGGAGTTGATTGCCGACATCAAGACGGGGATTAGCGGACTTGTGCCGATATTTGCGGGTATTGTGGGTGCCGTGCAGTGGTTTGTCGGTGTGCTTGTATCGGGGATTCGTACCGTGTCCGGTCTTATAGAGAGCCGCAGCTTAGTGATGCAGGGCGCCTTGATTGCCGTCGGAATGGCGCTCGGATTCTCCGCATTAATGGCGCTGCGATCTGCTGTGCAGTACGGCGCGGCAGCTGTCGCAATGGGGCTGAAAACTATCGCGACGTGGGCAGAGGTAGCGGCGAGCGTTGCCGCCACTTATGCGCAAGAAGGATTAAATGCGGCGCTTTATGCCTGTCCTATCACGTGGATCATCGGTGCAGTCGTTCTACTTATCGGCATATTTTATGCGGTCGTTGCGGCGGTCAATCACTTTGCCGGAACAAGCATATCTGCGACGGGATTGATCTTCGGCGCGTTCGCCGCGCTGTTTGCTCAAATTCGTAATATGGTCGCGCGCGCGATCAACGTGTTTATCGCCTTTGCGAACTTCCTCGGGAGTGTCTTTCAAGACCCTCTGAACGCGACAGCGAACCTATTCATAGATATCTGGAACGGTATCGGTCAATACATTGAGGAAGCAATCAACGGGATCATCGATATGATCAACGATATTCCGGGGATGGATGGACGCTTTGACCACGTCGGCTTTACGGTCGAACGCAAAGAGGTCCGAGGAGGCGCTGCGTTCCACGTCGACCCGATCCAGATGCTCGACGTGGCCAATGAATACCAGTTCGGATATAACGTCGGCGCAAATCTCGGGGATATTCTGAAAATGCCGGAGGGAGCAGAGACGCCCGTACCAGATTTTGACAATATCGAGAGCAACACCGCTGATACCGCAGATAATACCAAGAAAGGCGCGGGACATGCCAAGCGCGCGGCAGATGCTCTCGACAGTACGGCGGAGGACTTGAAATTTCTCCGTGAGGCTGCGGAGCGCGAAGCAATCAACAAGTACACGACAGCGACGGTACATATCGATGTTGGCGGCGTGATGGCGGGCGATACGGGCGGCAACGATTTCGATGGCGTAATGCGCCGTCTGAATGACGTGCTGATCGAATCGGTCGAGAACGGAGCGGAGGCGGTACAGAGATGAGCTATTACTTCTTCTTGGGGAGTACAATGCTCCCCGTGCCGCCCGCGAAGCTCTCGACGAAGATCAAAGGGAAGAACAAAACGATCAATCTCATCAACGAGGGCGAGGTCAATCTAATCAAAGACCCGGGGCTGACCGAGATTTCCTTTTCGTTCCTGTTGCCGAACAGTAAATACCCGTTCGCGAACTATGACACGTCCCTGCAATCGGGGCTTGTCAATTATGCGGTTGGTAAATTCGCGCCGCGTCTTGGCGGACTGCTCGGCAATTCGTTTTCGTTCAAAAAAGCGTCGACATTCCTCAATGCGCTCAAAACCACAAAGGAAAAGCGAAGCCCAACGCGCTTCATCGTAACGCGCATGGGCTTTGACTATCGCCCTCTATGGAACACAAACATGCTATGCACGATTGAGGACTACGAAATCGGCGAGGATGCGGGAAACGGCACCGACGTTGAAATAGACATCGTACTCAAGCAGTACAAGCATTTCGGGACAAAGGAGGTTGAAGTCACAAAGAACGAGGACGGCACAGAAACGCTGCATGTCAAAGAGAACCGCTATGTGCCCGACGCCGACCTGCCTGCCGCTATGACGGTTACGAATGAGCTGTCCGTGCTGGAGGTCTGCGATGGACTTGCAGGAGGAAAGCTCGACTGGCGGGCGGCGGCCAATATGAGCGGCATCACAAATCCGCTTGAGATGAACTTGAAGGGCAAGGTGGTCAAATTTGTTTGAGGTGATCATCCACAACAAGCAGGAGGATAAATACTATGCACCTGCCGTGCTCGATGACGCTAAAATCGAATGGGTGATCAGCGGCGCGCCGGGAAAGTTCACCTTCGCTATTCACAAAGACGAAAAAATCAACTTCTCAGAGGGCGACGTCGTTCAGGTCAAAGCGGGCGACACGCCTATTTTTTACGGCTTTATCTTCGTGAAAAGCCGCGATAAAGACAGCAGTATACGCGTTACTGCGTATGACCAGCTGCGCTACCTCAAGAATAAGGAATCGTGGCTCTATAAAGGTCTCACCGCAACGCAGGTCATTCAGCGCCTAGCCGAGTACTTCCAGCTCAAAATAGGCGAGCTTGAAGATACGAAATTCATCATCGCCAAGAAGGTGGAGGACAACGCGACGCTCTTTGATATCATCCAGTATGCGCTTGATGTGACGCTGGTCAATACCAAAGAGATGTATGTCCTCTATGACGATTTCGGCAAGCTCACACTCGGGAAGCCCGACAAGATGGTCGTGCCAATCCTCATTGACAACGAGACGGCGGAAAACTTCGCGTATGAGAGCAGTATCGACCGGGATACCTACAATCTCATCAAGCTGGTTGTGGAGGATAAGGACGCGCAGGGCGAGGGAAAGCGCAAGGAATACTACGCGCCGATGTCGCCCGACGATTTTGCGAAGTCCAAGGAAAAGGATCAGTGGGGCGTCCTGCAATACTTTGAGAAGCTGCAAAAGGACGTACAGAACCCGCAGGAGCGGGCAAATCAGATGCTCGCATTCTACAACGTTGTTCGCCGCAAATTGTCTATCCGGCAGGCGGCGGGGGATGTGCGCGTGCGTGCTGGCTCGATGATATACATCAAACTGCGGCTTGGCGACGTCGAGCTCGCTCAGAAGATGCTCGTCACGAAGGTTACGCACACCTTCGCCAATCAAACGCACGTCATGGATTTGACCTTGAAAGGGGGCGTCATCAATGATCAATGATGACTTGCCGAACGTGCTGCGCAAGATGATTGCGCAGACGGTCGACGGCATGAGTTTATCGAATTTCGTCCTCGGCGTCGTTGTGGCCGAATCACCACTCCAAATTGAGGTCGGCGGCAATACGCTCGACAGCGATTTTCTGATTCTCTCCGACAGCGTCCGCGACTACGCCGTCGATATCGAGGTCAATCATGTGACGGAAAATCGTGCGGGCGGCAGCGGTGATCCCGCGTTTGCAAGCCACAATCACGACTACCGCGGGAGGAAGAAAATCATCGTCTATAACGGGCTGAAAACCGGTGAGAAGGTCGTGATGTTTCAACAGGCGGGCGGGCAGCTGTTCTACGTTGCGAACCGCGTATTCGAGCATGCAGACGTACACGGGCAATGGGGGTGATACTATGGGGCTGTTGCCCGATGAGGCGAATAACATATCGATTGAGAGCATGACGGGGCGGCCGATGCCATCCGCGACCTACCGCATGCGTATCGAGGATGAGCATGTCGAAGGGCAGATTACCGACGACGTCGAGGCCGTCAAGCAGGCTGTCTATAAGGTGCTAAACACGGAGCGGTACAAGCACATCATCTACTCATGGAATTACGGTGTGGAACTGGCCGACCTGTTCGGAAAGCCCCTGCCGTATGTTCTGCCGGAGATACCTCGGCGTATTGAGGAGGCTCTGCTCGTTGACGACCGCATCGATAAGGTCGATAGCTTCGATCTCGACTACGATAGGCGCGGGACGGTGACCTGCCGATTCGTCGTGCATTCGATTTTCGGAGCGTTTGACGTGGAAAAGGAGGTGACAATCGCCAATGTATGAGAAGGAAACACATGAGGCAGTGCGACGGCGTATGCTCAATGCCGTCAGTACCGCGCTCGATAAACGCGAGGGCAGTATCATCTATGATGCGACGGCATCGGCAGCTATAGAGATTGAACTGCTCTATGCCGCGCTTGACTGGTTTTTGAAGAACACCTTCGGGGACACGGCGGAGCGGCCTTTCCTTATTGAACGCGCCCTTGAGCGAGGGTTGAAGCCTTATGCGGCGACAAATGCCGTTGTTAAGGCAACGTTTGAACCTGCCGCCGTAGAGATATCAATCGGCAGCAGATTCTCGTGTGGCGAGCTGACCTATGCCGTCTCGGAAAAGCTCGGCGCGGGAACATATCTGCTCACCTGTGAACAGGCAGGGCGGGCAGGGAACAAAAGCAGCGACAGGCTTGTCCCTATCGGATACGTCACAGGATTGCAGACAGCGCAAATCAGCGAGCTGACGATTCCCGGACGTGACGAGGAGGAGACGGAGGCGTTCCGTGCGCGGTACCTTAAAAGTTTTGACGCGCAGGCTTACGGCGGCAATATCGCCGACTACAAGGAGAAAGTCAGAGCTATCGCAGGCGTCGGCGGCGTCAAGGTCTATCCCGTATGGAACGGCGGCGGAACGGTCAAGGTCGTGTTCTGCACGTCCGAGAATACCGCACCGACAGCGGAGTTTATCGCGAAAGTGCAGGAAATACTCGATCCTGTCCCATATGCGCAGCAGGGCGTTGGCATTGCGCCGATTGGGCACCGCGTGACGGTAGAAGGTGCAGTCGCAAAACCGGTGACCGTACGCTTCCGGCCGACTCTCAACGGAGGCGTTACGATTGACACGGTGAAGCCCCTTGTTGAAAAGGCG